ATGCTCTCGAATACTTGTTCCATAACCAATGATTTAACCATCATAGGAACCATGGTATCAAGGGATAGAGGGAGTCGGATGCACATCGGTGTCCCTGCATAGCTTATCAAACTACACAGGTAGAGTTTGGATACATTACCCCATGTCCTCTGACATGAGCTGAGCATGCAGATCCATAATCAGTTGATGATCAGAACGGCCTTTACGCCAATCTGAAACATCTTCCTCCAACGGAGCCACACACTCAACCTTCTGAACAGGAGGCGGTGGGCAGTTTAATACTTTATTCACCTTCTTCCACATTCTTAACGTCTTCGGTACACGAACTCTCGGCCCTCTTTGCTGTACAGCATCGAGAGATCTGAGAACGTTAACCTTAGTTGGTAAGCGTGCGGCGAGGGCTTCAATCGTATCAAGGGCCTGGAACATAGAGAGAATGAAGAGTTCCTCTCCAGATCCCAATGTATCAATAGGGGAATCCTCCATCACCCTACTTTTAATCGCATCAAACTCGTTGATGGCCTCAACCATAGGAGCGCGGTAAGCAACCGCAATGTTCTCCTCAAACCACAGAGCCAGACCCTCAATCTCAACGAAACTACGATCCAAGTGAAAGCTTTTGAAAGCATTCCACAAGGACTTTCGTATCCGCACGAGATCAATAGCCTGTATCCGTGACCTAATAGAGTCCACTACAGGCTGCCCCCAGGACGGATGGGTTGGCCGAACTTGACAGAATCTGTCCTGTTTGTACCAATCCCACACGTTCCTTGCTGCCCATTTAGAGATTGCACCAGGACGAGTTAACAGCAATACTATCGAGCGGGCTCTCCGAGATAACTTCTCTAGACGGCTGGTTGCCGCCCGAGAGGAGACTTGGAAGCCCAACCCCATGCTCCGTAAAATGCAGAAAAGTGAGGGCAAACGTCCCGTCCGAGCCTCTGAGGCTTTTAACACCTCAGGGACCCCTGTCACCCCGAGCCAACCGCACGCGATCCCCACCAGGGGCAGAGGCGTTACCTCCACGCCCTTATAGAAAAAGCGTTTGGCGAACTCGAGGGACAAGTTCTTAGAGACTATGGACTTATTAAATCCAATTTTGACCCCAATAGTCCGCATAATCTTCACATACTCAGCGGCGACATGGCGATCTCCGATCACCACATCGTCACCAAGAATAGCGTAAAGTGTGAACCATCCACTCCACTTCGCTCGCCTAGCCGCCATCTGCACGATAGCATGGTGTACTAGAGCCAACATCGCCCAAGAAGAATACGCTCCCATTGGTTGACCTACTGCGTACCGCACTGTTTTCACACCCTTTCCAAATGTTTTCACAAATAGATTGGGTAAGAAATAAGCACGTTCCGTCAGTAGCTTCCTCCAATGAAAACTAAACTCCTCAGACGTGAAGACAGCTAATAGCTTCTCCTGTAAGACGACGGGAATTCTATCCGTCGCCGCCGATAAATCATAAGAAAATACTTCTTTACGACCAAGCCTCTCCAAGTTCTTAATGAGAGCTAGCACGGGGGCTAACTGGTCAAAAAGCCCATCTTGAGGAATGGCTTTCAATAATACATCGAAGATATACCGATGAAGAGGATAAAATAACCATTGAGTCAAACAATCGACCATAGCGACCACCCGGAGCTTCCCCGGCTCCTCAACTAATGCCAATTTCCCCAGTTTACCACTCACACCCTTCCAATCTCTCGCCATAATTCGGTCCTTGGAACACTTTCCTTCAGAATTTCTTCTTAGGTACTCATATCCCGCCTCCCAAATCGGAGCAAAGAGAAGGGGAAAAGCACGGGTGATAATACATATAGTCACAAAAGAAGACAACAGATCTGGCCTTGTGAGCCAGCTAGCTGCATCCTTAATGATGTTTATTACCGAGACCGTTGACCCCTGATTAGTCTTTAGACTAGCCAGTTTAGTTTTATCCTTAACCTCTTTCGAGGAATTAGGACTAGAGGTCATCAGGGCAACAAACTTAATTACATATCCCAAGATCTCCTTCCGAATAATCCCATTGGGCGGACACCAAAGACCATCTACCGGATTGTTTCTTACCGATGAGAAGGCTCTGAGATCCCCAGGGTTTCTGGGTCCACTACTCGGAACGAAAATCGTCTTTAGTGCCGGACCCCCCAGTTTGGTTAATTCAGTCTGGAACCACACCACGTGTGAGTCCCAAGCCTTCATAAACACCTGAGGGATAACGACACCTGGATCAGTTATGGTCGCGAAGTTCATCTTCCCTTTAAAGTTCAAGACCCGGTAAAGGGTAAAGAAACCTAACCAGAGTCGAATCACTCCGCGATCACCCTGACGAATACGTTTTCGGTGGTTGCCGGGAATCACTCTAGGAAGCCCAGAGTTACTCTGAGCGACCGCGGCCCCAACGAGCCGTGGCTGGGTTCTCTTCTCTTCACCCAAGTAACGCAACATAGTCACATTACAAGTTTTCAGATAAATAGCCAGACCACGGTGTCCTTGAGACTTTATCATACTAACAGCGAATCTAGAAAAGACGAAGCAAGCTTTTACCCAACTCAGGGAGTGTGCACCCACGATCAGTGGGGCCGCTCTTACGAGAAGACCCACCAATCGCTTACTGGATTTTACACCAGATTGCCAAATACTTGAAGCAGTCTTCAGCTGTAAAGTTGAAAACTGAAGCTTCATGTTATTAATTAATCTTTTAAATATTTAAATCAACAAC